TTGACCACGCGGAGGAGGTCGTCCTTAACGTCGAACTTAGCTTGCTCGGCGTTGGTGTAGCTAAGAGCGCCGGTTGCCAGATCGCCGGGGAAGTAGTAACCGCCCTGGGTATCAGAAGATTGGCCCTTAGAAACAGCTTTCAGGAGTTCGTTGATGAACACCCGATCGCGCCACCGACGATAGTCATCGAGCAGAGTCAGGCTGCCGATTGACTGGTGGAAGGTGGTCAGGTTGCCCGTATCGAGCAGCAGGCGCTGCGCAGTGATAAGAGTTTCCCGAGCGATCTTGAAGGTAGAAGGCTGGGTGGGGTCAGAAGGATCTGCAGGACCGGTGTACTCCTTGAGAGTCACCAGAACTTTATCCTTGACAATATTGCGGCTGTTAGCAGTACCGATGGTCTGCTCAGCAGTACGCTCCCGAGATTCTTTAGAGCCAGGGTTACCGAAGAAGCGGTAACGATCTAACTGAACCGTCTGACCGGGCTGCTTGGAGAAATCGTGAACGACCACCGGCTCGGCAGCCATCTCAACGATGTAAGCAGGGTGCGGACGGTAGAGTTCGGCACCAAGAATCTTGGGAAAATCATTATCGATGAACATCGATAAGTGTCCCAAAAAAACTACAAAATTATCTTAGCCTTTTAACAGCTATATCTACATAGCTGCTGTCTCGTTTTTAGCGTTATATACCCTTTTGATTCGAGCTATTGACACCGGGACTGAAGGTGCGAATCATACCCCTGATGCCTTCTCCAAGAACACCGTAAGTACTGCCGTAGTTAGGAACGTACCTAGAAGATTTACCTCTATACGAATTACGAATGACTATGTTTTTTCCGGCAGCTACTTCACCTGGAAGAGCTTGAGAGCGAACAGATTCAACTCTTGACTCACAGTAAGAAGGAGGGTAATACTGCCACTCTGCTCTCGACGCTGTACCACTAGACGTCGTTCGAATTAGAGTCGGATACTGAGCGAGAGGGTATTGCATACCCCCACCTGTGCTTCCGCCGTCAGGAGCAGTGCCCCCAGTTTGAAAGGGTAAGTACTGTTGATTGTCAGGTACGTTGTTCCCGTACCAAACAAATGGTCCACGGTCCTTCAAGCCTGGTTCAGGACCAAAAGCTGTTTGTACCGTAGAGTTAGCAGTCGAAATAAGGCCTTGACGCCTAAATCCTTCGTATACAGTTAAAACACCTGAGGCGTGCTGATAAATATTTTGATAGTCAGTCCAATAACCCGATATAGCTACAGGTACTGCTCGCCAGTCAGTAGTTAAGTAGCCGGAGGAATTCGGAGGACCTGGAGTGATGTTACCGAAGTCTGCACCAGCATCGCGCAGTTGAACAAACGTTTGTTGCTGCCCCGAAGCATAAACATACCCACTCGAAGTGAGACTATAGGTATCTGTGAGATTTAAGTCAGATCCCGTGCGTTGTGGACCTGACTGTATGTTGTGATATAGAGATTTGTCGTAGCGCCAGTTAGTAAGAGCCGCAAAAGTCATGTTTCTTTGCTTTTTATACACTCTAAGTCAGCCTATTATTCAAATAGACCGCAAACTGAGAGACTAGTGTTTGAAAAATTAGTCTCTATTCTTGCTGTTGATGCGGAATTAGCCGGTAGCTCTATTGCAGGCACTGTGACTGAATCTCTCGTTCACCCACGGGGTAAAAGAGACTTTTTAAAGCATTTTTTACGTGCTTTATCAGTTGGGTGGCTCCTAGCTACTTTCGTAAGTCCTGCGGTAGCTGAAAAAATGCAACTCAGCAAGGCAGAATCGGTCGCAGTTGCCTTTGCCGGTGGTTACGCAGGCATAAAAATCTTAAATGCAGTCGAAATTATCGCTATTAAGAAAATTTCGAGCGAACAAAAAGAAGAAGATAATTAAAGTTGAATGTTTTCGTCAAAATTCTCTGGAACGGGAGGATTTTGAGCTTGATTTTGAGCAGAAGGACCGGGGTTAGCGCCTACGCGAGGTTTTTTGGCGTTATTAGTCGCTTCGTCGGGTCTTTTTGCGCCTAGAGCTTTCATGAATACATCCTTTTTCTAAAAATTAGCAGAAAAAAACCCCTCATGACGAGGGGTTTAAAAGGAGAACCACCCTTACTCACCCACAAAGGACAGTGAAGGACTGAAAAACTATATCAGGAAGGTTCCATGAACAAGAGTTTGGAGCGCAGAGCTTCAGGGCTCATGTTTTGAAGCATGCGCCAAGCGTTTTCAGGGGAGCGGCTCATGGCATCGCCGAAAGCATCCCACTGCTGCTGGGGTTGGATAGCTTGCTGACGACCGGCAGTAGCTGCCGGAGGTGCGGGCATGTCGTAGCTCTGGTTGTACTGCTGAGGAGCCTGCGCAGGAACGTCGCTATCGATGTCCACAGGCACCACTTCGGTGAAGAAGCGGTCAGTGTAATCAGCCAGATAGTCAGGGTTGGTCAGAATCTGCTCCATACCGCCCATACGCTGAGTGGCAGCGTCTGTTTTTTGAGCCTGCTGGAGGAGCATGTCCTCGAGCTGACAGGCGTATGCATTCAGAATGCCAGGAGCTTCAATACCAAACTGCTTAACGACCTCGACGCTGGCGGCGCTGAGTTCCGCGTTGCCGTTGTCCGTAGAAGTCGGATAGGAAGCTTGGGTCTGTGAGACGTTGGTAGGCGAGGTCTGCTGAACCTGCTGTTCCTGGTAAGCCCAAGGTTGGACCTGTGAAGGCTGACTCAGAGGTGTTGTAACCTGCTGCGGAGCCTGGGTCAACTGTGACGGTGCTACCTGGCTGAGGGACTGCGAAGGCAGACTGCTGATCACCCGCTCCAGGGAACCCATCGCTGCTTCCCAAGGATTGCTCGGGGAGGATTGCGACGTTGACTGGCTGGACAGGTTGCTGATAGAAGGGTCCAAAGCCGGTGCCACCTGCTGTGGCGCTTGGGCTGTAGGAACCGAAGCTACCGCCGGGGTAGCTCCTTGGGCCACCCACTGCGGGTAGGCGGTTGTTGAGCCCTGGTCGTTGGATACCGCCGGGGCTGCCGCCGGGGAGACCGGGCTCGGGGTCGAAGCTTGGATCTGCTGGCTCATAGCTACCCGAGTAAGTTAATTCTTCCGCAAGATGATCAAACGTCCTGTAAAGGAGCGGAGTGATATTCAGTCGTGGATCAGCCGCTAAGGGTTGATCAGGCGCAAGAGGATGCGGAGACTGCAACATCTGATTTAATAATACCAGGAATTGCTGCATTGCCGACTGTGTTTGACCAACCATTCGGAATGGAAAGCCTTTCAACATTTCGGCGCGTTCCGCTTCGGTCTTATCAGGGAAGAGGTATTTAATTGCCTCCACACTGTTAACACCGACTTCTTGCATGTTTCGGACGACGATTGATTTTTGCTGCAAATCAAATGCCGTGTCCTCGTACACATCGCCCATAAAGCGATAGGAAACACTGCGGTCGCCATCTTCCGGAAGACCGACGACGCCGCGAGGAACTTTATTTTTTTCTAGTGCTTTTTTAATATCTTCATCGAGTTTCATATCAAATCGACGAAGCGCCTTTTGATATTTCTCGACTGCTTCTTGAGTTTGTTCCTCAGGGGGATTAGGTTCTTTGAGTCCGCTCGCCGCTATATACGACTCACGGAAAATCATCTCTTGGTGGTAAATCATCATCTCCAAGAGACGACAAAAACCATAAGTAAGGAAGCTTTTGTTTTTTCTTAGCGCCGTGGCTTGTGCACGACCCATTAAACCTTTAATTTCAGTTGCAGTAGCACCAGCTGAAATAGAGATTTCGTCCACACCGCCTAAGGCTGTGCGAATTTCTTCTCTAAGAAGTAGTGCATACCGATTCATGTCTCCGCTAATCGGGTCGGGCGTCATGTAGCCCACGCGATCGGACGGTTCGACGTTGGCGATGATGCGAGGTACACGAAGTCCTCCGCCCATCGCTGAACCAAAAGGTTCGCTGACACGAGTCGAAGGAGTATCCCGACCAGCAAATCCGCTTTGTGAACTGATTGTTGGGCGGAAAGTGCTTCCAGCATCACCAGCCTCGACCAGGTCAGACCGAGGACGACTGGAGATCAATGTGGGATTACCAAAGAACTCAATGTTCTTGGCAATATTGGTGATCATATCGTTATGGAGCACAATTTGCTCCATAAACGGATCGAAATCACCCTCTCCTTCTGTTCCGCTTGAGTTTGGCTTATTCAGACACTCGACTGCTGGAACAAAACCAAGTGAGTTTGGACGACTCGTGGTTCCAGAAATACCAGCCCCAGGCTCGACTTCGAAGCTAAGTTCTGAATCAGACTCAGTTTCTTGAATAGTTTCAGCCGTAATGGACAAGCGGACGTAACGCTTGTTTTGGCCGTAAGTGTCACTAGGTAAACCCAGTGTCGCATTCTTGACCTTGTAGTCGTAAATAATTACGACTTCTTCAATCTGACCATTTATATCGTGGTAGACGCGATATTGATTTTTATTGAAAAAATAGATCTGATACTTTAATTTCTGGTCGGGGCGAAAATAAAAGAGTCCGCAACCATCGATAAGGAAGTTGCGGATAATTGCTGGAAAACGAATATCGAGCTTATTGAGCTCGATTACATCATGCAGAAATCTAGTTCTGCTTTTGTAAGTGTCTTGATCACAATAGAAAGCTAGACCCTTCTTGATCATCAAGAGAGTCATCTGCTGAAGATGGCTCAGGACTACCATTGTGGCAGCCTGATTTTGCCGACCTTGGGTTCGAGCAGCCTCTAAGATCTCCTCGAACTTATTTCGGATTTGAGTGGAGGCTGCCATTTAATCGATTACTTTTTCTCTTTGTACGAACGAGCTTTCTCTTTAGCTCGTTTCTGTTTGTCCATCTTAACCTCGTCTCCGCTAGGAGCTTTCTTCTCTTCGCGGTCTTTTTGAAACTTAGCTAGGACCTCAGCGGGCATTTTGTCAGCCATCTGGGAGAAGATATTTACGAACTCTCTCTATTCTAAGGGCTGCTTCAGGAAGTTTACTAACAGGGTAGGAAGTAATTAAATGATCTTGACGACCGAGCATGTCTGTCTTACCCTCTTCCGCTTGAAACTCGTCACAAAGTTTCTGTACCTCTGGTTTATCCCAGATGTAATACTCTGCGATCGAACTAAGTTTGCGACGTCGTTTTTCAGCATCACCCATCCAGCTAAAGTGCCAGCCAGCATCCCGATCACCGATATACCAGTTGTTGGTCGTGGCACGTAAAGAAGACAGGGTTCCGAAATCCCTTAACTGACCGACTGTGCTTGCTGTGCCGCAGCGCCAATCAAACTTTTCTCCTGTCGGGGACTCAAGCTGTCGATCAGCTCTGCCGTAGTGCATGGACATGCTTAAACGTACTGTTTTGTCCGAGTGCTCTAAAACAGCCTCTTTTATTTCTTCTAGCTTTTCTGGGTTTGCGATTTCATCACAATCTGAGCAAATAAAGAATGTGTCATCTGGGAGTTGAAACAAACCCACGCTCAGAGCGTCTCGCTGCCCCCTTTCTCTAATCCACGGGTCGGGAGCCTCTTCAATCGGAGGTAGTTCAACATGGAGTACTTGGACTTTTTCTTCGGGGATACCAAGCTCTCTAAGAGTATTAACGCAGCTAAACTCTTTAGGTTCGCCCCGGTGCGTACGATTCGCATCAGTAATCAAGAAACCATCTACATGATCGTAGAGAGTTTCAATACGGAGTTCTAATAATTCTTTCTCGTTGAAATACGGAAAACAGTCGATCAGCACGTCAGCGACTTCTGAGTAGCACTATGCTAACTCAGTCTTGAGTGTTTGCTGCTCGATTCAAGCGTTTCTTAGACACTTCGATCAAATAGTCTTTAGTACGTTCGACATTTTGATCGGCTTGTTCGTCCATCCCTGGATCGAACTGAGCATCTTCTCCAGTCGAAGGTCCAGTAGGAGGAACTGGACCCCCGTTAACTTGACTTAGGTCTGCTTGAACTTGCTCGCCAAAATCCTCTGACGACTCGCGTTCCTTCCGACGTTGACCTGCTGCAGCCGCAACTGAGCGATCGTACCGATCAGAGAAAATATCTCCGTACTCGCGAAAATCAGGCATCTTCAATAGAGAACGAAAAGACCGGGTAAGTTACCGCTGATAACAGCAGTACAGGAAAGAGGGAAAAGCTGATTGCCTTGCAATTCGATTGCAGACGCAACTTGACCAGGAGCATCTGATAACTCGACAGCTAGGTAACCTTTACTCTGATTAGCGTCAGCTTCGAGAAAGATTGCGCGACAAGCTGGAAAATTAACTCTTTCCATGTCACCAGCAAGGGCCACTCCGAATCCACTTGCGTAGGGTAAAGCTGCAGTTTGAGCGAAGTACCCTCCAAAAGCTCGAACGTTCATCTTTAAGTCTTTTTGTCAGTCTAACTTACTTAGCTCAATCAGCTTTTTTAAATACCACTCTGCTTTTTTTAAGTCTTCCATACCGTTTTTATGTTTGAACCTCCAGAGGTACTTGAAACAGGACAGATGACAAAAGCTTTTTACGGAATCTTTTCCTCCGGCAGCAAGCATCGCATCGATGCACTCAATGTCACCTTGATTATAGTGGGTAGGATGTTCTACGTTTGACTTATCAGTAGATGGTGTCCACACCATATCTTCGTAGTCAGGATTAAAAATGTAGCTCAAGTCATCGTTGGGGGACGTCATGTCAGTATAAAAACATCGTTTTCGTGTCGATGATACTCTGATTTTTTGGTAGAGACAAAGAATATTTATTATCCAAATGTTCGACTAACGCATAGTCAGGTATTACGACTGAGTCACCTTCAAAGGCAACAGGTACAACTCGACGATGTTCTTGCCAGGGTTTCAAATCCTCAAATGCGAGGCCCATCGAAGCTCGGTCGGCAATAGGCCAGTTACGTTTACCTGTTATTGCGTGGCTGCGATGAGGGTTACAGCTCCAGCTGTTTACGTATTTATCAGCGTCCTCTTGATCCAAAATCATTAACCCTGCGTAAGGGTTCCCCAAGGTGGTGAAACCAAAAATATCTTTTCTAAAAGGTTTTGGAATGAACTCTGATTTAAACGGGATGTCGCCCCATACGCTTTCTGTAACTCCACCCAGTTTCCACTTTCGATAATTGTCAAACGGAACGAGCTTGCCTCCAAGACGCTCGACCCGACAGAAGCCAGGCTCTAAGTTTTCAGCTTTTAACTCATCCTTGTATTTGTACCAATAATTAAAGTGTTT